GATGAAGCATATCGAAATGATATGACTAATTTTGGTATATTAATGGAAATACAAGGTATAGATAAACCATTTGATTGGGCAAGAGAAGCAGTTAAAAAATTACAAATTGATGATGTAGGTACATATTATTCACCAAGCAATAGAACACCATCTAAAACATCTGAAGGTGACTCTGTCAAATGTGTTAAAGTAGATAATATGGAACCGTTATTTGATGCATTAGGAGAAAATGCCCAATATATAGAAGATTTTATTACAGAAATGGGTATAGTATTCCCTACACTTGGAGATGATTGGGGTATTTACATGCCTGAGGTAAAATATTTGTCACCTGAACCATTAGTAGATTATGGTAACCTTAGTTTAAATGACTATCCTAATGTACACTTCGTGGGTGATGCTTTAAGTGCAAGAGGTATAACAGTTTCAGGAGCACAAGGTACTTATGTTGCTGAATATTTATTATAAAATGACTAAATTAATAGACCTATTAAATGAATCTTTTTATGATTCAAACAAATTATACTCTAAGCAGTATATAATTAATGTTACTACAAATGCACCAAGAAATATTAAGGATGTAGTAAGGAATCTAAAAACAATTGATTGTATTGACTCAAATAATAATAAAAAAGAATGTGTAAGAATACCAGAGGTTTTGTATATTTACATTAGTGGTAAATATTAATTAAGTAAAATTATGAAAATAGGGTTTTGTGGTACAATGAGTGTGGGTAAAACAACGTTAGTTAATGCGTTAAAAGAATTACCTGAATTTAAAGATTATAAGTTTGCTACTGAACGTAGTGAATACTTAAGAGATTTAGGTATTCCTTTAAATACTGACTCTACAATTAAAGGTCAATTAATATTTTTAGCAGAGCGATCTTCTGAATTATTACAAGAAAATATCATAACAGATAGAACTATAGTAGATGTTATAGCATTTACTAAATCTGCTAAATCAATTTCTTGGACTATAGGGAAACAATTTGAAACATTAGCTAAAAATTTAATTAATGACTATGATTATTTATTTTATGTTTCTCCTAAAGGTGTAGAGTTAAAGGATAATGGAGTTAGAACAATAGATAAAGAATATCGAAAAGAAATTGATTTAACAATTAAAGATATAATTAAAGATAAACTAGGTAAACATCCTAAATACACAGAAATATCGGGTTCTACTGAGGAAAGAATAGAAAAAATTAAACAAACAATATTCCATTAATATTTATAAGTAAATAAAAATATACAAAATGAAAAAAACTCGCCTACTTGAAATTATACGCGAAGAAATATCTTCAGCAATTAATGAAGTACCATTCCCAGATGGCCCTCTTGATATTTCAAAACCCTCTGACATAGCAGTAAGTCCTGGAGAAAGAGATGAAGTACCACTTCAAGATACCATTAAAGGTGCTGTAGATATACTAAAAGCAGAATATCCAAATTTAACTAATGATGATTTAGCTAAATTAATCACTAAAGTAAACTCAGATAAAAATAGACAAGCTGATAAAGATATCAAACAAAAACTTTCAGATGGAGAAACTTTAGAAATAGCGGCTGATTCTCAAATTGGAAAAGATTATAAAGCTGCTTTAAATTCTATAGCAGATGCTATAGAAGATCAAGGAAAAATATATGGTGGTGAAGATCTTCCAAAAGATGCAGTAAAGAAAATTGATGATCTAATCAGCCAAAAAGGTGTAGATGCTAAAACGGTAGAAAGNTTAGAAAAACTAAAAGCAAAAGGATACACATATACTTTAGGATTCCCACAAACTTTAAAAGCANTTGAAAGGGCAGTAGGTGGGGGTGCAACTAAAAAAGCAGAAAAAACTTCTGAACCAAAAGCAGAACCAGCAACAGCTTCAAATTCTAGTGGTGATAGTTTAAGCGATTTAAAAGATCAAATGATTGATGTTGAAAGTAAGATGAAAGCTTTAGCTAAAAAATTCAATAAAGCTGAAGGAGAAGAAAAAGAAGATTTAAAAAATCAACTTAAAGATCTAACCAGAAAGAAAAAAGAATTAGAAAAACAAATATAAAAAGTTTTTTTATGAATAAAGAGGTTAAATTAAAGTTATGGCATGTTTTAATATGTGCAACCGTTTTTATACTTTTATTATATTTTACTATTGTTACAGTAGTATCACCTGTTAAAGTTGGAGATTATACTGAACCAAAACAAAAAATAGATAGTTTAAATAATGTCATAATAAAATTAGAAGGTACACAACTAGAATTAAACAGGTCTATTGTATATCAACAAAATAAGATTGTTATCCTAAATAAACAAATTGACAGTACAAACATAGAAATAGTAAAAGTAAAAGAACATTATGGTAAAAAAATTAAAAATATTACTACCTATACTCCTACTCAGCTTGATAACTTTTTCACAAAAAGATACCAATAGAATTTGTTTTGATTATGGTGTTGCTAAAAGAATAGCAGTCGATTTAACTAAAGGAGATTCTGCAATAGCTGAACTTAATCAAACAAATCAATTAATTTTAAATTTAAATAAAAAATCTATTAGGCAGGATAGTGTTATAAAAGATTTTACAAATAAAGATTATAATTATATTCTTCAAATTGAAAATCATATTCAAATAAATGATCAAAATGTTTTAATTGTTAAAGGATTAGAAAAAGATGTTAGCAAACTACAAAAAGTAAACAATCGATTAAAAAAAGGTCTTAAATTTTTAGGTGGAGGTTTTTTAGCTATCTTAACCCCTTTAATTGTATTAATAGCATTAAAATAAAAATGGACCAAAATCTTAAAAAGAAAATAAGAGAAGAATATGTAAAATGCGCTGCATCACCAGCATATTTTATGCGTAAATACTGCTATATACAACATCCTAAACGCGGTAGAATTCAATTTAACCTATACCCATTCCAAGATAAGGTATTAACTTTATTTCAAGAAAATTCATATTCAATTGTTTTAAAATCTAGACAATTAGGTATATCTACTTTAACAGCAGGATACTCATTATGGATGATGCTGTTTAATCAAGATAAAAACATATTATGCATAGCTACTAAACAGGAAACAGCTAAAAACATGGTAACAAAGGTTAAGTTTATGTATGATAACTTACCTTCATGGCTTAAAGAAAAACAAAAACCATCAGAAGACAACAAATTAACCCTTAGATTAAGAAATGGCTCTCAAATTAAAGCTACCTCAGCAAGCTCTGATGCTGGTAGATCAGAAGCAGTTTCATTATTAATAATTGATGAAGCTGCATTTATTAATAATATAGGTGAAATATGGGCCTCAGCACAACAAACTCTAGCAACTGGAGGTGGATGTATTTCATTATCTACACCTTATGGTACTGGAAATTGGTTCCATAAAACATGGGTCTCAGCTGAAATGGGTGACAATAGCTTTTTACCAATACGTTTACCTTGGGAAGTACATCCTGAAAGAGACCAAGCTTGGAGAAACCAACAAGATGCCGATTTAGGTATTAGAATGGCAGCACAAGAATGTGATTGTGATTTTTCTACCTCTGGTGATACTGTTTTTTATCCTGAAAATATAGATTACTATGAAAAGGAATACATTAAAGAACCACTAGAAAAAAGAGGAATAGATAAAAACCTATGGATATGGGAACCAGCTGACTACTCAAAAAACTATTTAATTACAGCAGATGTTGCTCGTGGTGATGGAAAAGATAACTCTACACTTCATGTATTTGATGTTGAAACTTTTACTCAGGTTGCTGAATATAAAGGTCAAATAGGTACAAAAGATTTTGGTAATTTATTAGTTAGTTTAGCAACAGAATACAATAATGCCTTACTTGCCCCTGAAAACTCAAGTATAGGTTGGTCAACTATTCAAACAATCCTTGATAGAGGCTACCAGAATTTGTATCATTCACCTAAAGGTGGTGGTATGTCTGTAGATAATTATTTTGATCCCTATTTAGACCATAGTAAAATGACACCAGGATTTACAATGGCTTCAAATACTAGACCTATATCAATCGGAAAATTCCAGGAAGCAGTACGAGATAAAGGAGTTATATTTCGTTCTATTCGACTGTTAGAGGAAATGAAAGTATTTATATGGAGAAATGGTAGAGCTGAAGCCCAAACAGGATATAATGATGATTTAGTTATGGCATTTTCAATAGGTTGTTATTTAAGAGAAACAGCATTTAAATTAAGACAACAAGGAATGGATATGTCTAAAAGTATACTTAACAATATTAGTAGTAATAATTCCCCATATGCTGGGGGTTATTCAAGTGATAATGCTTTAAAAAATCCTTATAAAATAGATAACCCTTACTCAAATGGTGAAGAAGATATTTCTTGGCTACTATAAAATAAAAAAAAATGGCAGATACTAAATTATTTGGAAGACTAAAAAGATTATTTTCTACAGATGTAATTATTAGAAATGATGGAGGCAATAACCTTAAAGTCATGGATATTAATAAAATCCAACTTTCAGGTGAATTTGAAACAAACTCTATTGTAGATAGATTTAATAGAATTTATACAAATTCAAATACCTCTATTTATGGGTTTCAAAGCAGTTTTAATTATCAAATGCTGCGCCCCCAATTATATTCTGAATATGATTCAATGGATACTGATGCTATTGTTGCTTCGGCCTTAGATATTATAGCTGATGAATCTACCCTTAAAAATGATATGGGAGAGGTTCTCCAAATTAAAAGTTCTGATGAAGATGTTCAAAAAATATTATACAATTTATTTTATGATGTGTTAAATGTAGAATTTAATTTATGGCCTTGGATTAGAAATATGTGTAAGTATGGAGATTTTTTCTTAAAACTAGAAATTTCTGAACAATTTGGTGTTTATAACGTTATCCCATACAACGCTTTCCATATGGAAAGACAAGATGGATATGACTCTGAACACCCAGCATCTACAAGATTTAGATTTGAAGCAGAAGGCATTTCATCCCCATCAAGTTATGGAATGTATAATGTACCCACTTCAGATTATGAAAATGCAAATGCTAAAGCTATATATTTTGATAACTATGAAATTGCCCATTTTAGGTTACTTTCGGACACTAACTTCTTACCTTATGGTAGATCATATCTTGAACCTGCCCGTAAATTATTTAAACAATATACAATGATGGAAGATTCTATGTTAATCCATAGAATTGTTAGAGCACCTGAAAAACGTATGTTTTATATTAATGTTGGAAATATTGCACCTGCTGAAGTAGAAAACTTTATGCAGAAAACAATATCAAAAATGAAACGTACCCCTTATATTGATCAACAAACAGGTGATTATAATTTAAAATATAACATGCAAAATTTAATGGAAGATTTTTACCTCCCTGTCAGGGGTAATGATCAATCTACTAAAATAGAAAACTTATCAGGGTTACAATGGGATGGGATTCAAGATGTTGAGTATTTAAGAGATAAACTGTTTGCTGCTCTTAAAGTACCCAAAGCATTTATGGGTTATGAAAAAGACCTAACTGGTAAAGCTACACTAGCAGCAGAAGATATTAGATTTGCTCGTACAATTGAACGTCTTCAAAGAATTATGGTTTCTGAACTTACTAAAATAGCTTTAGTGCATTTATATACACAAGGTTATAAGGATGATGCACTAGTAAATTTTGAACTTAATTTAACTACCCCTTCAATTATATATGATCAAGAAAGAGTAGCATTAATGAAAGAAAAAGTTGAACTAGCTAATTCTATAATAGATAATAAGTTAATGCCATCTGATTTTGTATATGAACATATTTTTCACCTTAGTGAAGATGAATATGATGAATATAGAAATTTAATTGCTCAAGATGCTAAACGTGCATTTAGAATCAACCAGATAGAAAATGAAGGTAATGATCCGCTTGAAACTGGTAAATCATACGGTACACCACATGATCTAGCTTCATTATACGGTAGAAACCGATATGATAATGGAGAAGTACCTGAAGGATATGATGAAGATAAAGAACCATTAGGTAGACCTAAAGAAAAAGTTTCAAATATTAACACTCAAGATAACGCTTTTGGTAAAGATAGATTAGGAAAAGATGGAAATAAGAATGATAATGATGAATCTGATTCAGTAAAACCTACATATAAAGGTGGATCCCCATTAGCTCTTGAAACAAAAAACAAATATAATAAAAATGCTAAAATGTTTAATGATATTAAAAATCAGAAAAAACAACTTATATTTGAAAAAGAAATTAAAGGAAATAAATTATTAGATGAAGATCAAATACATGAATAGCAAACTTTTATATATTTATAAATAAACAAACTTATTAAGAATGCAAGTTAAACATTCAAAGTACAAAAATACGGGTATATTATTTGAATTATTGGTACGCCAAATTACTACTGATACTTTAGATAATAATTCCTCACCTGCTAAAGATATACTACAAAAATATTTTGTAAAGTCTGAATTAGGAAGAGAGTATAAATTATATGAATCACTTTTAAAAAGAACATCGTTAACTGAAGCTAAAGCTTCTATTACAATTTCTACTTTAACTGAATCATCAAAGTCTTTAAATAGGGGAGCTATTAAAAGACAAAAGTACAACCTTATTAATGAAATTAAAAAACATTATGATTTAACACATTTTTTTAATCATAAACTCCCTAATTATAAACCTTTTGCTGCATTTTATACTTTATTAGAATTAAATAACTCTTTTACCTCTAACCCAGAACAATTAATCCAGAATAAAATTACTATTTTAGAACATTTAACTGTTGCTTCTATTAAAGAAAGTAAAGTTAGAGATGAGGTAATGGATGAAGTAAATAAATCTGATAAAGATACTAAACTTCTTACTTATAAAATTTTAATGGAAAAATTTAATGGTAAATATGATGATTTAGCATCAAAACAAA